AAAAATGGGAGCATTATTAGAATCAGGTCTTGTTGGTAACATCGGTCTTAAGCACCTTAAAGTTATCAAAGAAGATACTATCAACAAATGGGACAGATTAGGGTTCCTTGAAGGTCTTAGAGGCCACCTAAAAGAAAATGTTGCACAACTTTATGAAAACCAAGCGTCACATTTGATTAACGAAGCAACTTCTGACTCATCATCAGGTTCATTTGAAACTGTTGTATTTCCTATCGTTAGACGTGTATTCTCTAAATTGTTAGCGAACGAAATTGTATCTGTTCAGGCGATGAACTTACCAATCGGTAAATTGTTCTATTTCGTACCTAAAATTCAGGGTTACTCAGGTGGAACTGTAACAGATTCATTAGGTGTTGTGTCAGGTGACCACTATCCTCCAGTTGGTGGTCCTGGCAATTACCCTGGCGACCCAAATTCAGGTTACGCTACCGGTACAGGTTCATACAATTCAACTTACCAAAAAAATCTTTATGATTTATTCTACGAAGGTACTGAACCAGGTTTAAATCCTGCGGGTATTTTTGATTACTCTAAAGGTCGTTTTGTAACATTAACTGCGGCAACACCGACAGTTGCATGGTCTAACGGAGCGTTAATTCCATCTGCATACACCACTAGTACAAATGCTGAATTCAGAAAAATCATCGTTGCACTTTCAGGTTTCTCAACCGCGGGTATTGGTAAATTAATCGGTCCTGATGGTCAAGAACAAGATACAGAATCTTTCTTGTCTAATTTAGTACTTTATACCGACAACGCTACTGCAGCATCTAATTTGGGAACATCAACATTCACACCACTTCTTTTCAGAGTAGTAACTCAGAAATATGGTCAAGCAATGTACGGTCCTCAATACACATCAACACAAGCGGCTTTCGGAACATCATCAACTGGTGGTAATGGAGGTTACTTTGATAACGTATGTAGCGTTCAAGGATTTATCTACTTGGAAATTGATGCTCAGGTTCCTGTGTGTGTTTCTTGTGGTCAATCAACACCTGATGGTTATTCAGGAGCAACATTAACCGCTGCTTCATGGTCAGGCGCTTCTGCTAATACTAACATCAAAGCGGCTTGGAGACGTTACGAAGAACTTGAATTTGAAGATAAAATCGGTGAGGTTTCTTTTGACCTTGAGTCGGTAACAGTTTCTGTTACTGAAAGAAAATTAAGAGCTCAATGGTCACCTGAACTTGCACAAGACGTTGCGGCATTCCATAATATCGATGCTGAGGCTGAATTGACAGCACTATTGTCTGAACAAGTTGCTGCAGAAATCGACCGTGAAATTTTACGTGACTTACGTAAAGGTGCGGCTTGGAACCTACGTTGGGATTACAATGGTTGGAAGAGACTGTCTTCAGGAACTACTCCATATACTCAGAAAGATTGGAATCAAACTTTGATTACTGCAATTAATCAAATTTCTGCACAAATCCACAAATCAACACTTCGTGGTGGTGCTAATTGGATTATTGTTTCATCTGAAATTTCAGCAATTTTCGATGATTTGGAATATTTCCACGTATCAAACGCTTCTCCTGAGCAAGACCAATATAACATGGGTATCGAAAGAGTAGGTACTCTATCAGGTCGTTATCAAGTTTACCGTGACCCATACTTCCCAGCAAACACTGTGTTGATTGGTCATAAAGGTACTTCATTACTTGATACAGGATACATCTACGCACCGTACGTACCTCTACAGTTGACTCCAACTATGTACAATCCATTCAACTTCACACCTATCAAAGGTATCATGACACGTTACGCTAAGAAAATGGTTAACAACCGTTTCTACGGACGTATCACTGTTGACGGAGTTCGTACATTTGACTTGAATGAATTGAGATAATCAATTTTAATAATTAAAGCGAAAAAGGGACAAGAAATTGTCCCTTTTTTTGTTTTTTTAGGTTATTAAGATATTTATTTATAAAGTAAATATTATGGCACTAAGATTAATGACAGGAACAACATGTGGAGGTAGTTCAGTAATTACATTCATCGCAGATGATGTAGTAGTTGCTGCTAATCCTCTAAATAGAATTTATCAATTAGATACAGGTGTGTGTTTCACATTAACAGCATCAGGTGCTACCACAACTAACGGAGCAACAGCTTATATAGCATTTGGTCCATACACAGCATGTACACAATGTTTAACCCCCGTTAATTCAGGAGGAGTAACTTCAAGAAATTGTAAAGATTGTGATACTGGTGTGTTTAGTTCAAGTACATTCAATCAAGCTGTCTACACAAATGGTCAAAACAGGGCTATCGCTCAGAATAATACTGTAGCATTAGGAGGATTTAACGGTCTAAATAATTAAGATTCTTTAGAAAGAATTCTAATACATTTTGCCAACAATTCTGTTTCACCAATATTATAAACACCCCTCTCATAGGCATACTTTGCGGCATGTATTAAAAATATTGTCGCAACATTATTATCCATAGATTGTAACAATGTTTCTAATTGTTCCTCAGTTGAGATTTCTAATCTCCCAAAGAGTACCGCTAAGGGTTCCGTATTTTCCATTACTTGTGATAATTTTTTTCTTTATGAAATTTTCAGTTTCTTTTTCAATATCATCTACACAATGATAATTGTCAAGAACTACTTTGTAAAATTCCTCTGATAATTCGGTTGTCCAAACAAATTCTGTATTTTTCATATGTTTTGATTTAGTACGATATTTATATAATATAGTAAATTTATTTTAATATGACAAATAAAATTAATGAAGGTACTGGAACTTCTGCATCGGGAAAATACTCAAACATTCCATTGGTGCCAGGAGAAAGGTTGTTTAACAAACAACAAATGCAACCTTTTTATATACCAACTTCAAAATACGATAGTGCTGAGTTGGCATATGACAGTTACGATGGAGAAATGAGTACCTCAAAAAATGAAATAAAAAAAAAAAATGGCAAGAAAAGTTTCATATTTTATAAAAAAACACCCAACCCTAAGCGATGATGATGGAAACATTTTGACCGGTCCATTAAAAGTTAATGAATGGGTTGAAATAACAAGTGATACAGATGTTGATTTATTAACTGAGGATTTGGCGGTTTGGTTTGGGACAAAGAAAAAACCAAAAGGTTCAAAACAACCAAAAGGTCCTTGGGTAAATATTTGTCGAAAAAAAGAGGGTGGTGGACACCCCCCTTGTGGTAGACCTGAAGCATCTTCTAAAGGTTATCCAAAATGTCGCGCCGCAGGTGTTGCATCCAAAATGACAGATGCTCAAAAAAGGTCAGCGTGTCAACAAAAAAGAAGTGCTGAAAAATCAGAACCTAAGACGGGTACGGGGAACAAACCAACAATGGTTTCTTACAAACCTAAGAAGAAAAAAACAAACGAAAACTTAAGAAGTATCATTAAGAATATTCTTAATGAAATTAAATCTTCTTAAGAATATCGGTTAGAGAACAATTAATTTGTGAGTGGATTACCGTTTCATAGGATTTTCTACGTAACTCAATTTCGTTATTAAATAAGAAATTAACTCTTTGCCAAACTCTTGCATCCATTAATATAGAATAATGATATACGTGGTTTGTAACAAACGCCTGTTGATGTTGTAGAGTTAAATAAATTCCCAATCTATCATTAATAATGATTTTCTTTTCAGAAACTGGAGCGAATATTAATTCGGTGTCACTCTGTTTGAGCAGTTTTCTTGCAATATGGAAACAGGTTTGCTGATACCTGTTCATATCGGGGTCAACCTTTTGGTCTAATGGCCTCTTGTTTAACCAAAGGTGGTATCTAAGAAATACTCGTTTGATTTTTCTTTTAACAAATTGATAAAGTGTCATAGGGGATGTTTTGTGATTACAAAGATATAAAAGTTTTATAAGTTTTTCTTAAGTGTTTCTAAAAAAATTTTCCATGTTTCTAAATCATTTTCATTCCTACCAATATTAGCCGAGTAACAACAAAGTACGATATTATCTTTAGTATATCCTTTATTTCTATCTAATCTATCAATAGATGGTTGCTGAGGGTGTTTAGGTTTATCGGAAGGTATTAAAGGTACGCCAAACCAAAAACAAAGTCCATTTTGTTTGTCGTAAATTTCATTGATATCTTGAACTGTTAATGTATGTTCATAATTTCTATGTTTAGAGTCGTGTATTAATGTGTTTTGCCATAAACGTACTCTTCTTTCTTTTTGTTTTATACCCTCTAATTTTTTAAATTCAGAATTTTTTCTTTTTTCTCTTTTGTAATTTCTCGTAATATTCAATGTACAAATTTTACATATCATTCCCCTTTGACTCTGATAAAACTCATCAGGCGATTTAGTTTCGCCGCAAATTTTACATATTTTTTGTTTATCCATACATATAAATATACGGGAATACAAAAAAAATTAATTATTTTTTCTTTTTTGACCCGCAATAAGGCGGAGAACATCTTTTTTTACCATCTGAACCTGGCATTGTTCCTTTACAAACCTGTACTCCGTAACCGTTCGAATATGCCGAGGGAAAAACCTTAAACTTAGACTTGGCAGCGGCGTACCCTCTCGCACACAATTTTGTTCCTGTTTTTTTTCTTCCTTCTTCCACCATACCTGTGAAAGATGCGTCCTCAATATCTTGTTTACCATCTCCTTTAGTATGATTCATCATAAAATCAAACACTTGGTCCATATTATTTTTGGCTTCAGATATATGGTCCTGAGCCCAATCGTGACCGTCATCTAATATCTCAGTTACCATATCTTTGTCTAACTCTAATAACATATCACATTGTCTTCTCATTTGTTCTAAATTTGAAAAGAACATATATCTGTCTGAATAATCTTCGTGAGATTCATTTAATACTTTTTTAACAATACGACTTAAATCGGATTCAGTTAACTTAACCACTTTTTTCATTTTTTATTTACAATTTGAAATTTTATTTGTTTTTTATATGTTGTTACTTCACTATTAATATTCAACTTTAAATCTATGAAATATTCGTTTGGAATTTTATCTCTTGTATCAAAAATAAAATAGTATTCATTTGGAGTTTTATTAACCTGTGTCCAATCTTGAACTTGAACTTCTGTTTGACCCTCCTTAACATAAACCCTATAATACGCTTTGATTTTGTTAAGAGGTTGATTTGATGTATATTCTTTTTTTATTATGACACCCACTTTTCTAATGTCAGTATTTAGAATTTTTTCATCTTGTCTTATACCATAATAATCAAAACCATAAACAGATGGGTCGTTTGTTGAGGTACCAATTGAAATTGACGATGAATAAGGTCTTACAATTAATTCATTTTCTATGTTTGGTAGTGTAATTCCATTTAGAGTAATTCCTGTCCACACGTCATTAAATGTACAAGGGGCTTTATATCCTAATAAGGCTGGTATAATAACTTCATAAACCCCTTTTGTTTTTCTACAAGTAGTTAATGATGTCAATCCTGATATTGGTTCTCCTGTACTGTCTATAATATTAACATATGGGTTAGAATCCAAATTAATTGGACTTCCATCTTCATAAACATATAAATAAAGTTTGTTTGCTCTTCCCAATGAGAATAAATCCCTATCATCTTGAATTAAATCATCATAATCCGTTAATAAATAAGGTTCGTAAAAAGTTTGAGTATGACGAGTAAAAAATCCAACTGAATAATACGAAGTTAACCCTGTTAATAATTCAATCGATGGTTTAAATGCAACACCCCAACCTGTAACGCCAGTAATTGTGCCATTTAGAATTCCATTTATTTCATTTGTCATATCAAATGAAATGTTTTCATTTCCAAATTCAAAATGTTGTTCAGCAATAATTGTGAGAGCAGAATAATTAAGCCCTGTTAAACCTGTCAGAGAGTTTTCGTTATTATATAATCCAGGGTTTGTCCAATCATCTGTAATTTTCCTTTTAAACCAATTTGATGGTTCTGTAGAATAATTTTCTCGTGAAAACAAAGATTCCGTGTCATTAATTTGTATTCCTAAATCATAAACCGACGCTAATCCCTCATCCCAAGTTTGTTCCATACCTGTCGCTCCTGATGTTAACGGTATTCTAAATAATATCAAATCAAATCCTGCACCTCTTGTTATGGTATCACCAAATCTGTTCGCTTTTAACAAATCAGGAGAAGAAAAGGCCGTGTTAGTCATAATCAATGTGTGAGTCATTGATGATGTGCAACCTGTTTGGATTATACCGTTTGAGATTTTTTCTTCCAATAAAGATAAGTCTAAATTAAAAATAAATCTAGAATAAACAGGTATTGGATTTTCAGGATTTATATTTCCAAAATATAATTGTGTCACAGGGGCTTTTCCTGTGTTTGTATAAACGTTAGATAATATGGTATTATTTCTACTGAAATATGAATTATTTATAGACATTTTTTTGTTTTTCTATAAATATCAATAAAAACAAATTAGTTAATTCTAATGTTCTCGTTTAATATTGTATTTGGAGCATCCAACATTTTTTGTAAAATTTCTCCTGCTTGTGTTCCGTCTGATGCAACAGGAACGGGTGGTATTCCGTGATAAGGATGTACGTGGGCTATCAAATATTTTACTACCAAATTTATTAAATCCATTAGTTTTTGACCTCTAACCATCGGTTCTGTACTGTCTTCCAATTCCAAAAACTTGGGTTGATTAATACCATAAATGGTATTTCGTAAAGATGGTTTTTTTACACCCACTTGACTGTCGTGTGAATAAATATAAATTTTTTGGGCACCTAACATACCATATGAAATTCCATCTTCTTTTGATGCAACAGGTTTATAAGATGGTGTTTTAATTGATGTTGGCGGTGATGACGAATTTTTTTGTGTTATAATACCAAAACCTCTATCTTTACTACCCCTGTTTAAACCTATGTTTTGATAAAATCTAGTTAGATTTGCGGTTTCAAATACTTCGGCCAAAGGATTTGGGCCTTGTGAAATCATTTTTTTATAGGTTGCGGGGGAAGGTCTAAACGCAAACGGAAATTGTTTACCCTGTGAAGGTACAAATGCGGTTTGTGTATATCCTGAAACAAAAATTTTACCCTCATTTAATCCGTTTATAAATGAGTTAAATATATTTAAAACTTCATCAAATGATTTACCAATAAAGTTAATACTAACAGGTAATGGAGACCCCTTTAAGGATTCAACATCCGTATCTACTCTGAAATTTCTCGTATTAAGTTTATCAACAACATTTCTTTGAACATTGTATAAATTAATGTACCCTGAAAAAACACCAAATTCATTTTCTGGATTTAATATATGCCACTCAATAAGTAAAATTAATTGATTATAATTTTGTGTTATTTGTAATGATGAAACTTTTTGTTGTTTACTTTGATTAGTTGTAAAATCTGTAAGTTGTAAAAAAGCTCTTTTTTCATTTGAAGTTGGTAACTTAGTGGATGGTCCTACGATATTCTTGGATTTACCCGCTCTTAATAGTGCAGTATCTTCTTTTAAAATCAAATCCGCACTACCACGACCTAATAATGAATTATCCTCTGGTTCAGGAAAAACACCAAATGTGTTTTCTTGAATACGACCATCAACTTCTTTCAACCCTTTTTGTTGTTTAAAATTATCACCATATGCTAAATTAGTTTTTGATGCGGTTTTGTTTTCATAAGAAACAGACAGAGGTGTTGATGGGGTTGCAGGCAAATAAAATCTGGCTCTATCGGCAAATTTTCTTGATTGTGAATTAGCATCCTGAACTACTGGGTATATAATATGGACTAATTCACCATTTTTAGGTGTTATGTTGATGGTAAATGGTAATAAAGGTAAGATTACATATGGGTCGTCTTTAGTCCATTTGCAT